GCCTGCTGGTCAAACGCCAACTGCGGATTCGACAGGCGGTCAGGGTCCAGAACTTGCACCGCCGTGGCGTAGCGCGCACGGCCCATTCCGATCCGCTCAGGCAGCCAATGCAGCATGGACAGGGCATCGCCATCGATCAGATGGTGACGAAAGGCCAACTGCATCATCTGCGGAAACGTCAGTGTCCGCTCCGAATGACAGTAGAAAGCGGGATCATTGGCCCATGTGCGCCAATTCGCTTCCACCGCCTGGCCGAACTCGTCCGCCCACCGATGATCGAACGCCTTGATGCCCGTCACCATGCGCAGCCAGCGGTAGTCTGGCTTCGAAATGGGCCGGAAATCCGGCCCGATGACGTTGTCCACCGTGCGCATGACCGCGGAAGTGGCCCAGCCATCGTTGCGGATCAGGTCACGTGCGCGCGCCGCCAAGCGGTCGCGATACATGTTGATCTCGCCGTCCGGCGACCACAGGTACGGCATCCAGTCTCGGACATGCCCGCCATAGAGGTCAGCGGCGTCATACGGCGCATTGCCCCCTGGCGCCAGCATGTGGCCGCGACGTCGGCGCGCCGGTATGGGCTGCCCGTGCTGATCCAGGATCGTCACAGAATGTTCCATCAGCGCATCACAAAGTTGATTTGCCGGCGGGCACGGGCGACGATGCCCAGGGCCTGCTGTAGCTGGGTGATTTCGCCGAGCAGCCGGCTCAGGTCGGTTGCTCGGTACGTGACCGACTTGGAGCCGTCCGACTGGGCATAGCTGGCCGAGGCCACCTGTTTGCCACTCAGCAGCTCGAAATAGGCATCGCGCAGTGCGTTCAAACGTGCCTGCAGCTCCGCCCTGCTCATACCGTCATATACGCCCATGGCGCACCTCATTTATGCAAGTTGGCTCGCGCGCGAGCGCGCGCCGCCCTGGGTCTTGACCTTGATGGTCGGCCCGCGCGCAGGCAAGGCCGGCCCTGGGGGTTGCGCGTCGCTTTCCTGCGAGTCAGCCTCGCGCAGTGGCGCGCCGTGCAGGATCTCTGCCACCTCTTCAACCGTGCGGTTCAGCCGCAGGCCGAAGTGCAGCAGGGCACACAGCGCCGCATAGGCGTACACCCGACAGTCCAACGCCTCGTTCGCGCGGCCTGGCGGCAACTCCCACACGCGGTATTTGTGACCGCTGGCCTCCTTCACCACGATGCGCTCCGACGTGAGCTGCGCGTAGTAGTTCAGGTCGCGGTCGGCCGGAAAGTGCATGTACCCCGGACCCGGCGCTTCCTTGCCCAGCCGGTTTCGGATCGTGTCCTTTGCCGTGTTCACGCCAATGATGGTCGGGCGATATGTCGCCTTGTTGCGCCGGCTGGGAACCTTGGCAGGCCACACAGGTGAGCGTTGGCCATTGCGGGCCGACTCCCCCTTGATGGCATAAATACGCCTGCCGAGACGTGCCTTGGCGAACTCGTACACCCGCTGGGTGTTGTGTCCACCAGAGTCGATGCACGCAGCCATGACCGTGTAGGGCCTGCCGTCGTAGCGATACCACGTCTTCATCAGATACGCGTCTACCCGCTCCCACAGTTCCGGGGTCTCGGGATCGCCCTCGAATACCTCGTAATCGATGGACCAGCTTTCTTCGTCACGGCCCCAACCGACCAGCTCGCACTCCACGCGGTCCGGTTGCACGTCCAGGCCCGCCGTCAACACGCCAACGCCGAACGGAATTCGAGCGGGCCAAACCTCGCCGCGCGCGGCCAGCGTTTCCAGATCCAGGTCCTTCCCGCTGTGCGCCCGGTACGGCATGCCCATCTGCGTGTTCCACCACGCCTGTTTCAGGTCCTCGTCGTCCTTGGCCGCCAGCCATTTGGCGGCGATGTCCGATGGCTTGTCCTTAGACCATGGCGAATACAGCTTGCTCGCCTGAAACCCCGCGTGCGTGTTGTCCACGCCCCAGGATCCGCACTCCGGGCATTTCGCCCGATACACGGCGTGCCGGTCGCTCTCCCACCAGTCCCATACCCGGCCCACGGCGGCAATGCCGCCGCTTCCAGGCTGGCGCGCCTCTTCGTCCCGCCAGGCACGGTCATACATGTCCAGGGGGACATGCCGGTGTCCGCAGCAGGTAAACGGGCGCGTCTGGTGCCAGCGCACGGTGCGCAGCGCCATCAAACGCTCACCCTCGGACCATCCCTGTCCGCACGCTTCGCAGAAAATTCGCGCGGTCTTGGGGAAGTGCTCCAACACGTTCCCCTTGTCGTCCTTGCGCTTCTTCCACTCGACGTGGCGAAAAAAGTCCAGAAACTGGCGATGGCCGCAGCCGGGGCAGCATACCGACGCCCGCCGCTGGTCCGAGGACAGATAACTTTTTTCGATGCGGCTTTCGTCCTGAACCGTCGGCGAGCACGCCCGTACCGAAAGCCAGTTCGCACCAAATGAGGCGGTGCGCTCTTCAGCCAGCGAGATCGGATCGCCCTCTCGCGTGACGGGGTACTTGTCCACTTCGTCGGCCAGAATCACGCGCACCGGCCGGCGCGCCAGGTTGTCGGGACTGCCCGCGCCCGCCAGGGCCAGGAACCCACCCGGGAACGACTTGAACAACAGCGTCTCGTCGGCGTTGCGGGTCTTGCTCGATCCGACCAGCTCGCGTAGCACCGGTGTCACGCGCACCATGGGGTTGATGCGCTCCTTGCTGAATTGCTCGGCCGCGTCCTCCTTGGGCTGCAACAGCAGCATCGGGCACGGGTCCAGATGCGCGAAGTACCCGAAGATGTTCTCTAACAGCGCCGTCTTCAGCATCTGCGTGCTGACCATGACGGTCACGATGTGCACGCCCGGCTCGGTCGGCGCCAGCATCGGGCCGCGCGCCACCTCTACGGTGCTGGTCGACCAGTTCCCCGACGTGCTCCCCGCTTCCTTGGCCAGCTTGCGGTAGCGGTCTGCCCACTCCGGCACGCTGATACGCGGCGGCGGCGTCCAACCCTGACGGGCCGCGCGCCAGAGCGCATCACGCTTTCCCCGCGTCGAATTCGACTGCGGGTTCGCCGAGTTCAGATATTTGTTTGTGGACATGCGCGGCCAAAGCCTCCGTGACCCGGTCGGCCTCTTCAAGCCCCAATTCGGCAGCAAGCAGCGGACCGACCTTTACCGGCCAGTTCAGCCATGCGTCGCGCTGGCCGCGGAAGACTTCGAAGAGAACCCCTTGGGCTACAGCAAGCTCCACCAGCGCTCCGGATTTGCGTTCGTAATCAAGCCGATTGAGCAGCGCGAGATACACCTCTTTGATGCGCTTGGCTTCCTCAACCGGCATTTCCAGATCGATCACCAGCTTGCCCGTCAGGCGTTCGGCCGCTGCGTCAACCGATTCCCCTGGAAGGAACTCGACCGCAGTGCGACCACCTGCGCTCGGCGGTGCTGAAACCTTGGTTTCAGCACTGGTTTCATCCGAAGTTTCAATTTCGGTTTCAGGTTTCACCGGATTTGAAACCTTCGAGGCCCGGCCATCGTTGCTATCCCGATACCTCGCCAGCCGAGCATTGGATTTCTCCACATCGACCTGAGAGCCCCGCATTTCAAGCCATCCGGCCTTGTGCCACTTGGACACTGCCGTGTGGGACACGCCATGCAGCCGCGCGAACGCTGCCTTGGAAACCAGCGTCATTTGAAACCTCGATGAAACTTGAAACCAAATTTCAGAACCCATAGCTGGGCGAAAAACGCGGCGCGCAATGCCCGCGTGGCGGGCGGTCCAGAAAGGGACCCGTTCCCTGGGTCTCTAGCGGCGCAGCCGTCCCGCTACTCGACGTTGGCGGGAGCGGACGCTGCTGCCTCCACATCCCCGGGGCAACCGATGGCGCGCGCCTCGTAGTGTGTTACAAAACGTTCCGGGTCACTTGCCCCACGAACGGCAATCTCGCCAAGAGTCTCGTACGGCAGACCGCCGATCCTCACGATGCTCCCGCAGGGGAGCTTCCACACATTCGAATGGGAGGTCATGTTGGCACTCTACTTTGTGGATTACGACCTGCATGGGTCGAACAAGGACTATCAGGATCTTTACGACGATTTGGAATCGATGGGCGGGAAACGGGTGCTGGAATCGCTATGGGCTCTCAGGCGCGCAAACACGACATGCACGGCACTCCGCGACAGACTCAAAGCTCATCTCCACAAGGACGACAGCCTTATGGTCTCCGAGGTAGCAAACTGGTCCGGGAGAAATCTGCAGACTAGTCCGAACGACGTCTAGCCATCAGCGAGCAGTCCGGAGCGCCTCGGCGAGCGCCGCCTGGAAATCGCCCGGGAAATACCGATCCACGATCTCGCGCGCCGTGGCGCCGAAGTTCAGCTGCTTGCGCACCGGCAGCGCATCGCCGAAGCGGATTAACAGCTTCAGGCGCCCGGCCGGGCTTTCCTTCGACAGCTGCGCCTTGGTCACCGCACTGCGCGGGGCGGTCTTGGTAGCGCCGCGGGCACGCTTCGGAGCGACACGCTGCCACACGCCATTGACCGATTGCCCACCGCGCGTGCGGATGGCGCCGATGAACACGTCCGGGCGGGCCTTGAGCCTGCCCATGGTGGCCCGCGGGAGCTGTCCGTAGGAGTTCAGCCTGATGTCCTTCGGGTTCAACAGCGCACGGCTGTTCAGCTTGTGGACACCACCGTCCTCGTACGGCTGGAGGTACGCTGCTGCGATCTTCTTGATGTAGATCGTGGCCACCGGGGCAGACTTTCGCGCCTTGCTCAGGCCGACCGACTTCTGCGTGAAGGGCGTCGGGTTCTCGAACGTCGCCTTGATGTTGTCGGTCTCGGCAGCCTGCACGCGCGCCGCTGTCGCGTTGATGCCCTGGGCGAGCGCGAATGGCAGCTGGCGAGCTGTGAAGGCGTCTATGCGGCGCATGACGTCCTTCATGTTGGACGTGATCTTTATATCGAGCATGCCGCCATCCCTTTTTGGAGACTGCACGCGCCCCTGCCGCCGTTTTCCGAAAGGAGGAACGGGTGGCGTCACATGGCGCGCTGCCGGGGTTATTGCGGACACTCCACGGCTTGTCCGGGCGGCGGCCTGCGGCCGCCTGCCATGCCCACTTGCACCCACTCGATGCTCTGGATGCCCCACGCTGGTGGCGAAGGGCGAAAATCACTGGAATCTGGCAAACTCGCCATGCAAACGCTGGGCGGCGGCTGCGTACGCCCGCGCGGCTTCTCCCACTGGTCGACCGCCTCAAGCCTTTCCCGACCACCCGAGGGAAGGAGACGGCCCAAATCGGTTCCGGCGAAGCGGCCGGCCGGTGGAAGCTGAAATTGGATGCCCGTTTATCGTCCGGGCCAGACTATCGAATGTGATGGCATTCGATTTATCGATAGCTGTCTGCTATCAATCTGGACATACCTGTCACCAGATGGGGTCAGGGGTGATACCCCAGCGCCCATCCCAATCCAACAGCACAGATATCGCAGGCTAGCCATTTAACGTGCGGCCCTACACGCCCCAGGCTTTCGCCCGTCACCCCTTTTACGCCTGCTTTGCGTCGGCCAGGAGATTAAGGCCGGCAGCGCGCCCCCATCAAAGCGCCTGTACTGAATGCATGCTTTCTTGACGTGTCGGCCACATTGGAGGCCCGAGAACTCACGGCTCGTCACACCGAAACTTGAGCGTCAAAAACAAAACCCCGCCGATTTCTCGTGCGGGGTTGCGTTTCTTCCGGGCAGGGCAAGACAGCCATCAGGCTGTCTCTACTCGGCCACGCGAAGCGTGTCGGCTGTCAAGTTGTAACCCGGATTATGAGCAGCTTCATCGCGGAACGCAAGCCTTTTCATGATATTCGTCAGAAAATCGCACGCCTTCCCCATTTCCTGATCGAATTCCGAGGCACGGATGGCGGCCGACCGACAGATTGCGCGCGGGTGCATGGCGAACACGTAGTAGCCCCTCAACATACCTTTGGCGCGCTTCGGCATCAGCGGGCTGCGCCAGGCGCGCTCGATCTCGAAGGCATCGTGCAGCTCCTTTTCGCTGGGCGGCGTAGGTTCAAAGTCGCGCTTCTTCCCTGCATGCACGGCCATCCGATGGCATATCGCTGCTGTGGGGCTCTTTCCCTGCTTCTCCTTCACCCGCATCACCCAGCCCCAGTTCTCCAGCCGCTCGTGCAGCTCCGGCCCGATCTTCAACCGGAAATCCATCTCGCGCGCCATATCCTCTCCCGCAAAAAGACGCTCAATCCTTGCCAGCGCGGCGTCTTTCGACGGCCGGCGCGCCTGCATTTCCTGCTTCCGTTCCAGCACCGCGGCTGGGTCTCCCCTTTCCCAGCGCTCCAGCCACGTCATGCTGCGTCCTCGCGCGCCGAGCTGCCGGCGATGCTGATCATCCTGGGCTGGGCGGCCGCGGCGCGAGCGCCATTGACCTGCAGCGCCGTGGAAAGCTGGAGCGGCCG